TTTTCATCATCTCTTATAAATGATGTTGGAACAAATCCACACTTGTATGCTATCTCATAAACATCATCAGCAAGTTGTTTTGAAACAGTATAATAAGCGAATCTATTAGATTGTTTTTTCGGATTATCATAAATCGAACCGTCACCAGCAACCAATGCGTCAAGTAATATTTTCAGAAGTCTTGGACTAAGTTCCATAATCCAACGTGGCACTCTTTTATGATATGATTTTACATTACCATAATCGTTTCCACATGTTTCTCTAAAGTGTGTTGATAATTCTTTACTTTTAAGATATCCATGCCAATAATCTTTTCTATTATCTTCAGCTGATTTTGTTATGGAATGTCTTGTTTTTGTTCTAGAAACATCTCCAAAAGCATCTAGACATTGTCTCATCTTGTTATAATGTTTACTTAAGGTTTGCGACAAACTTATATTTGTTTCTTGTATACACCCTTCACTTATCAAATATCCCAAAAATTCAAGATATAATTCTATAGAAACATCGTTTCCAAGGACATCAACAGTTTTTACATCATCATTACCAATCCATTTTGCACAACTTCTAAATCTAGAATAATCTTTCAAACTTAAATCTCTAGCTTCAACTTTATGCCAATCACCCCAATATGTTTTTCTTGAACTTCTATGACCGTTATATTCATATTTCTTTTCAGAAACCCACATTTTATGATTTGGTGTAACATTGATATCAATTTTATCATTCTTATAATGATACATCTCGCCATCATGATTATATAAAGTCGCACGAGAGGGTTCATGATATTCAAGTTCTTCAGTGTCAGGATTGAAACAAGCAATTTTTATACCATCTTTTGGTTTACAAGGAACAGATAAACCAAGATCTTCTTTGTTATATTCAATTACTTCATGAAATTTTTTGTATCCTTGATTTGTAAGAACTTCAGTTTCTTCATCATGACATTCCAACAATTCTCTCCAAGCAAGCAAATCAGCTTCTGTTACTTTGAATTCCGCATCTGCACTGCCACCTAGTTTCACCAAGGTAATCGGGTTGATCAAGTTGTCAGCCTGAGCGTATTTGCATTCCCTCAATTTATCCCAAAGCATCAATGCTTTGAAGCAAGAAGCTATAAGACTTGTTCCTCTTGTCTCATAGGGGCTTACTTTTCTAGCCAAATGAGAAATATAGAAATTATCTAGAGGAACATTTTTTCCTGCTCTGACATATTTCAAAACTTCTGGAGAAATCTGTGCCCTGATTTTTCTGCTTTCCGGGTCGTTGTTTATTACAATCCTTCTGAGTTCAGCATCTGGTCTTATACTTATTTCTGGTTCACTGGGTACAGGAGTTCTTTTTACAAAGATGTAATCAGGATTTTGGATTGTACATCTCGACCATTTCCTTGTTTTCACATCGATATCCAATTTTGGAAATACTTCTCCGATTACAAAGAATTCTTGAGCCATTTGGACGCATGTATTCGCAAGGTCCATTTCCTCAGCCATTGCATTGAAGAAATCTTCTATTTTCTTGTTTGGACATGTTATGTTCAATCTGGATATAGGATATGTTGAATGAAGTGTTATTGCGTTGTTTACAATTGGATTCAAAGCAAAAAAAGCACGAGCCCAAGCATTCATGGTACCACGATCTCTTGGAAGGTGTGTATTGCTTGTAAGCCATAGAGGGCTGTATATTTCTGGTCCTTGTCTTACAGTGCCACCGGAACCACTCCATGCGTTTCCAGAAGTTGATTCTCCGCTTCCCGAATTGTTTCCGATCGTTGCTTCTTTTTTTATTCCAGAATTAGACCCCAGAAATGTTGCGAATGATATTGGTGACAACCCACCTTTATCATGATCGCTGCCGAATCCTTCTTTGAACTCTCCTTTTTTTATTTGTTCTGTAATATAGGCTTTCCGTTCGTCACTCATGCTGTTTCTCGACGCCGCGCTAGGAGCGTGTGGAACTTGTCTTCTTGATGTTGTAAATTCTATTTCTCGATCACTCATATTGTACCTTGCATGTGTATATATCAAATTTTAAAAATATTTTATCCTGTCAATCGCATTTTAGGTATGACAGCGCCTATTGCCAAACCAATTCTTGTATTGCTTGGATCTTCTGAGAACAATTTTGATTTACCGCGGAAGCCGCCCGTTACATCGAATTTATAAGCAAGATATGCGTTTATCAAAGCCATGAGCCCATCATTGGGTGTTGGACCTTTGCAAAATCTTATTCTTTCGTTACCGTATCTATCCATTTGTGGTTTTGAAACCATGCTACAACAATGTTGCATCAACCAAGCTATCTGCTCGTATGTTTTCGAATGCAACGGAAATCTTATACCGCCAGACTTCAGAAGTCTGAACATTTCTCCTATATGAACATCCTTTTCAAATCTTATGGTCATAGGGAAATCATTTTCATCAAATTTTATCCTGCCTTGTATTTTAGCTCCAGATGCTTCACTTGCCAGGAATCTCCTACCATACATCTGTTGTAGTTCACCCATTATCTCGTGTCCGTAGCCTATATCACCAACAGCACATTTGACATTGTAGTTTATCATTGCTTGATTGACTACATCCAATTTATATTGAAGATCTCTTTTTGCAAGTTTGGTAGCGAACTTCACAGACAACAGTTTAGGACCTTCTACTTGCAAGACAACCAACGTGCTGAAAGATTTGCCGCCGGTTAAATTGTTTTTGATGTCTCCTTTTGATAATTGACTCGTATCTATCTTTTTACCCCAGTCTATTCCCATGTAGACATTCCTGCCGTTCTTGCAACTATCATTACTTATCCTGGAAACATATGTCCTGTCGAAGTCGCCGCAATTCCTTATTATCTCATCAACTGTAAGTGTTGAATCAGAGCCTGAGAAAAATTCTCCAAGGACTTCGTTGTTCCATGATGTTTCATCTGAAAGAGGATTGTTTTCAGGCTTTTGACTGATGATTGCCTTCTTGTTGAAAATAGGCATGTACAACTGGTTTATATGAAAACCTACATACTTTATATCTTCTTTATCATCATCGAATTCTCTTGTACGTTTCCATTCGCCTCTTTCGGCAGCAAGTCGTTTGTCCTGGGTATGACCGCAATGCGAACATTTTACTATATAGCCGCGGTCATCCACATCAAATCTGGTACATTCAGGGTCATCTTCATCAAGCCATATTTCTTCCCAATCATCACTTCCCGGAGTGTACAAAGGGAACGTTTCTTTACATGCTTCACATCCAAGATGGAAATATGCTTTGGTGGAGGCTTCCCACATCTCATAATAGACACCGTCTTTCGCTTTGGGAGTTCCCATGTAGACCTGGATGCCCGTTCCTTTTTTTCCGTATTGTGATTGAGCCAATATCTTTATGGTATTTGATATAGCTCGTTTATGCATGTCCTGAACTTCATCGAATATTGCGCAGTCATATGTCCTGCCTCTGATCCTGTCGCCTTCAATACCTATTGAATCAACAGATGCAGTGTTGCCATCCATGAACTTCTTGTAGTATAATGAATCTTTTGTAGTTGAATCGAGAAGTTTTTCCATATATGCTGTTGTCTTTCCATTTTTGTCGTCAATCCTGACAGACCTGGCGATTGTCTGGTTCAACTTTGCTTTTGCATAATATGTAGCAAGATCCAATTGCGGGAAGCAATGTATCACACGCATCGGAGGTCTTCCGTTTCTTCCGAAGATACCCGACCCCATCCAATACATTTCAAGATTGGCACCCATTGTAGTCGCGCCTACCTGTCTTCCTTTCACAAGTATTATCGGAATTGCTTTGTTGCTTAGACTTTGTATTCCAATGTACCTGTAGATATCTACGAATGGTTTGTAACCGTTGCCTCGCAGCCTGAACGGCTTGCCATCCAGCGTCATGTATTTTTCACAAAACGCTACCGGATCCACATTCATTATTGACGAACGAAACTTTTCAAATATATCTTTGCTTGAGCGTATGCTGTCATCTTTGTTCATATTCCATTACCAACATCATTATTTATATTCCATCGCCGGAAGATGTGTTGAAATTGAAATATGATGAGCTTGTGGGATTGGATGTATTCGGGTCTTCAATATGTTTCTTACCGTTCAACCCGCTGTAATCTATAGCTTCAGCTCCATCATCTTTTCTTTGTTTTATATAATCAATCAATCTTTTGTCAGTGAAAACACCTTTGAGATCTTCCGGAATGTCATCATCAACAGAAACAAGATCCTGTAATATATTCAATATATCTATATAGTTTTTTTCTTTGTTTGAAACCAACGCATTGTCAAGTTCCCCTTTTATTTTTGGAATATCCAACAATGATTTTGGTTCTTGGCGCTCATCTGTAGATTCATCAGATTCGTCTTCAGCCGTTTTTGTTTTACCTTCCAACTCTGCATTCACCATGTTTATATACGCGACAAGTCCAGTCCTTCTTGCAAGATCGTCCACGGTGCTTTTGATTGCCAGTTTTGGATCTGAAAATCTTGCTTGTATATAGTTTGATATATCATCACCACGATTTTCTTCCAATGCAGCAAGTCTTTTTTCAAAGTCTTTTTGTATTTCGGAGTCATCTTCTACGTGTTCATGATAATCTGTTCTGGTGAATCTCATTTTTTCCTCATGCGTAATACTGTCTCATGTATTCGCTCTTTTCAGATTTTGATGGTGTTATCGCTTCTTTACCGAAGTTCAACCTGTCAAGCAATATCGGATAGTTCATGTCTTTTATCAATTGAGCTACAAGATATTTGTCTTTCTTGTCCAGACCAAATTTTTCAGTCATTTCATTATACGAATCTTCTATATCTTTTCCGCCTTGAACTGCTGATTCTATACAAGCACGTGCAATGCTTGATATCATATATGGTATTGTCACGATCATCTTTCCGGACGTCGTGGTTTCAGCATTCTTGACCATGCCCATTATAAGTTCGCTCTTCTTTTTGGTATTATATCTCTTGAACTTCTTGGAACGTAATTTTTCAAGTCTTTCTATCAGGCGGTCCATACCTTCTTCGATTTCTGTTCTTGCTTCTTCAGCTTTTGCGGAATCTATTTCGCGATTGAAATCTTTCTTCATCGCCTTGGATATTTCCGTATCCAGTCTTTGGAAATATGAAAGCGCTCTTTCAACTCCGGTAGTATCCTGTCCGCTGTGCTTTGGAATGCTGCTGAACTTGCTTTGTAACCAATTAAGGAATTTACCTGGTCCACCGCTTTTTTCCCAATCCCATGAATCCAATGGGGTATCTGTCTTCTCATCCATGACGACTTCATCTTCTTCTTCGTCATCATCAAGCTCTATAACCTCTTCATCATCTGCGCCTGGGACAACACTCAACTTGAAGACGATACCATCGCCTTCTCCTGATAGTTCTACTTCTCCAGTTTCATCATCAACTTCTTTGGTGATGTCACCTTCGTCGATGTCATCAAAACCGAATTCGCTCAGAAGACTTTCAATACCTTCTGCCTCTTCAGGCAACATTTTGAAAAGATCTTCCAGTCCTTCAACATCTTCCAATTCCATAGGAAATCCTTTATCTGCCAATGCTGTTTTTTTCATTTTTTCTCCGCAAGAAAGTAATCTACAAAAAATCCGATAAGATTGATAGAATCATTCAATATCATCTTTATCCTCTTTTGCAGTTTTTTCCATATCCTTATTGTCTTCTTTAGCAAAATAAAACCTGTTGGAACCATCAAAATCAACATTGAACGGTACAGTATAGTACTGTGAGTTGTATCCCACACCAAGATACGTATTCAACATAGGACCAGGATTCACGCTGAAATCTCCTAAACCAGCAGCATAATCACCAAAACTACATTCAACCTTTCCATTTTCAAACATCTTGTTTGCAAATTTGCATTTTGCTTTGCAATCTTCAATGCTGCCGGTGAAAGCCTCTCCCGATTCCCGACTGAACATGAATATCCTGTTGTTTGATTTTTTCGTAGTATCTTTCTTTGATGGATTTTGCATTTCATTTATTGCAACCATGTTGTCTATCTGACTGCCTACATTACAACAAGCATCAGGTATCGGTAGCCCAAAAGGACAAGACCTCTCACCATCTTCCCTTATCACTGCCAACTTTACTATTTTCTTTTCATTCATCAATGCTCCTCGACAATGATGTACCAGGTACAACTGTTTCAAGTTTCAATATCTCGATAAGTTTTTTCGCATACCCCGCATCAGCTTTGAATGCTTTGTTTGTTTTTTCTTTTATATATCCTTCAGGTACATCGTTCATTATTGTATTGTTTTCTGAAACCCACTCCACAACCCTCTGT